CCGGAGACCAAAGGGCAGTAGCTTATCGGCATCTCGGGCCATCTCGCGCCCGTTCCCCAAACCCAGGAGGTACAGACAGGACCAAGAGACAGATGCATTTCCAGAACACCCAGGGCGCGAGCGGCTCCGCTTTTCACTTCAGCGTGTCCCTGACCCCCGCCAGCGTGGCGACCAACGTCGCCGCCGAGCAGGCTTTCACCGTCACCGCCGGATCCAACAGCTCGACCCTCAAGGCCGGACAGGCGCTCCGTGAGGGCGATATGGTTTTCGTGACCGGCCCAGCCACCGGCAATGCCAGCGCGCTCTGCGGCGCTCGCGTCAACAGCTCCGGTCAGCTCGTGCTGGTGTACGTCAACACCACCGCCGGGTCTCTGACACCCGCCGCAGGCACCTTCCGGGTATTCGTAGTCCGGTACTAGTCGCTTGGCCGAGCGGAGCTACACCCCGCCCGACAAGCGTCCGCAGGTTCCCCTACCGCCGAAGCGGGCGGTGGGGCCGGTCGGCGGCGATGCCGCACAGCCTAACCCGTGGCTCAAGTTCTGTCGGCTCTACGACAACGACCCCGTGCTCTTCGTGCGCGAGGTCTTCGGAGTCAACCCATATCCCGATCAGATCGAGCTGCTCGAGGCGTACCGACGTCGCGACCGGCGGATCTCCAAACGTTCGGGCCACGGAGTAGGCAAGACCACCGTCCTGGCGTGGATCATCGTCCACCACGCCCTGTTCCGGTTCCCGCAAAAGACCGTCTGCACCGCGCCGACGTCCAAGCAGCTCTTCGACGCGCTCTACGCCGAGACGGTGACGTGGTTCAAGAAGCTGCCGCCCATCGCGCGTGACCGGTTCGAGATCAAGTCCGAGTCCATCGAGCTGAAGGCGGCGTCCCAAGAGTCATTCGTCTCGTTCCGCACTTCGTCCGCTGAGAAGCCCGAGGCGCTGGCGGGCGTACACAGTGACTTCGTCCTCCTGATCATCGACGAGGCCTCTGGTGTACCGGAGGCGATCTTCGAGTCAGCGGTCGGATCCATGTCCGGCCACAACGCCATCAACATCCTCTGCGGTAACCCGGTCCGGCGTTCCGGGCTCTTCTTCGACACGCACTGCAACCCCAAGGTGCTCGTGAAGTGGACCCGATTCCACACGAGCTGCGAGGGGCATCCGAACGTCACGGACGACTTCATCGACGACGTCAAGAGCCGGTACGGCGAGCTGTCCAACGCCTACCGCGTCCGCGTCCTCGGTGAGTTCCCGATGGTCGACGACGACACGGTCATCCCCTGGGCGCTCATCGAGGCGGCGCTGAAGCGGGATGTGGATCCGAAGCGCCAACGCCCCATCTGGGGCCTCGACATCGCCCGCAAGGGACGTGATGCCTGCGCGCTAGCTAAGAGGCAGGCGAACGTCCTGATGGAGCCGATCCTCGAGTGGCGGAACCCCGACCTGATGGCCTCGGTCGGTAAGGTCAAGGCCGAGTGGGACAAGACGCCTCTCGCGTATCGGCCTGAGTTCATCTTCGTCGACGCCATCGGCCTGGGTGCTGGTGTAGCAGACCGGCTCCGCGAGATGCAGCTCCCGGCGGTCGCGATCAACGTCTCCGAGGTCGCCCCGCTGGGCGAGAAGTACGCGAATCTCCGCACCGAGCTGTGGTTCCGGGGCCGCGAGTGGTTCGACCGCAAGGACAGCCGGATCAACGGCGTCTTCGAGGACGGGACCGAGTGGGTGGACGAGGATCTGGCGCAGGAGCTGGCCCTCCCGACGTTCGACTACCGCTCGAACGGCAAGATGATCGTCGAGGAGAAGAAGTTGACGGTGAAGCGGACCGGACAGCAGAGCCCGAACCGCGCCGACGCCTTCCTGCTGACGCTGGTGCAGGAGAACGCGACCGCGATGGGCCTGACCATCGACCGGACCACGTCGGTCCGGTGGAACCAAGAACTGGAATTGGACCTGGGGATGCTCTGCTAATGGCCCTCGATGGCGACGAGTGGATGCGCGACTACCCGCACCGGGAGGACGAAGGCCCGGAGGCGAGGATGCACCGTCTCCAGCTCGAGCAGGAGGCGCGGGCCCACGTCGAGATCGTGAAGCTCCACGCCTCGCTGCCCGCGAAATCGAGTGATCTGGACCTGTTCACGTTCAAGGAGATGCGGCAGTGGAACCTGAAGCACTGCCGGAAACGGGCACACGACGAGGAGGATGACGGGGCGTGACGGCAGAGCTGCAGGCGCACATCGTCGCCCAGATCGAGAAGATCCGCGAGCCCCTGGGCCTCGACCGGTGGTCCATCCAGGCCTCTACCGCCGAACTTACGGACGCGCGGGCGACCTGTTCCGCCTCCCCGGAGTACCGCGAGGCCACGGTGCTGGTCGATCTCGCGCGTCTTCAGACCGGCGACGATCTGGACGAGATTCTGGTCCACGAATTGACCCACCCGCTGACGTGGCCGCTCCACGCGCTGGCCGAGCGGTACGCCAATATGCTAGCCGATTCGCTCCCTGCGCCCCTGCAGGAGGCGTATCGCAAGGGACTCCACGAAGAGGTACGGCTCGCCGGTGAACAGGTCACCACGGACGTCGGACAGGCCCTCCTCCGGCTCTTCCGAAGGGCTGACATCCTAGACAACCCCGCCGTAATGGCGTAGATTCAGGTCGCTGCAGTACCTCGGGCGCGTTTGCCCGCCTCGCAGTCCGGCTGGACCCCAGGACACCGCATAGGTGGCTGCTTACTCCGACATCGACGGCGAAGTCTCCGTCCCCAAGATCAAGACGCCCGCCAGCGGCCCCCGGCCCGGCAAGGGCCAGATGGACTCCACCGAGCTGCACACGCTCGTGTCGGGTCTCATCGACTCCTCTCGTCAATTCCTCGATCTCGAGCTGACGCCCGACCGGGCGAAGGCCACGCGGTACTACCGTGGCGAGCCCTTCGGCAACGAGCAGAAGGGCCGCTCGCAATTCGTCATCACCGAAGTCCACGACGGCGTGCAGTCGGTCCTCCCGTCGATGCACCGCGTCATCTGGGGCCCCGAGGGGGCCGTCGAGCTGGCCCCGCGCCACGAGAAGGGCGTCGACGCCGCCGCCCAGGCCACCGAGTATCTGCGGTACGTCGTGGAGGAGCAGAACGAGGGCTTCACCCGCCTCGATGCGGTGATGAAGGACGGGCTCGTCCGCAGGCACGGGATCGTGAAGTGGGGCTGGGAGGATCTGGGGACGACCACGCAGCACAAGGTCGAGAAGGTCACCATGGACGACCTCGCGGCCCTGGCCGAGGACGAGGGCGTCAAGATCACGCTCGTCACCCAGAACGACGACGGGACGCTGAACGCCGAGCTGACCCGGACCGGCAAGGATGGCCGCGCGTGGTTCTGCGAAGTCCCGCCCGAGGAGTTCCTGGCGGTCCGCGAGACCCGCAACGTCAACGACTCGATCTTCATCTCCCACCAGAGCCGGAAGACCACCGGCGAGCTGCTCCAGCTTGGCGTAACCGAGAAGGACATCGAGGAGCACGGCGGGGACGACCCCCAGCTCCGCGACGACGAGCTGGCCCAGGAGCGCCACGTCGACGCCGGGACCGAGCCGGATCTCGAGGCCGGGGAAGCGAACGAGCGCCACCTCTACATCGAGTCCTACGCCCGGATCGACTACGACGGCGACGGGATCGCGGAGCTGCGGAAGATCTGCACCCTCGGCCCCGGCCACCACGTCGTCCACAACGACCCCGTCGACGATGTGCCGTTCGCCGTCTGGACGCCGGACCGCGAGCCCCACGCCCTCATGTCGGGCCGCTCCTGGGCCGACCGGCTCATGGATATGCAGCGGCTCAAGTCGCAGCTCATGCGGTCGATGCTCGACAGCGCGGCCAGCTCGATCTACACCCGGAAGTGGTACAAAGAGGGTGACGCCAACCTCACCGACCTGTTGTCGACGCAGTTGGGCGCGCCCATCCGCACGCGGTCCGGCCCGAACGCGGTAGGCGAGTTCGCCCACTCGTTCATGGGCAAGGAGCTGCTGCCGGTCCTCGAGATGGCGAACGACATCGTCGAGCGCCGGACCGGGATCAACAAGGGGACCGCCGGGCTCGATGCGAACGCGCTGCAGTCCTCCACCCGCGCCGCCGTCGCCGCCGCCGTCACCGCGTCCCAGGCCCAGCAGGAGATGCTGGTCCGTGGGTTCGCTGAACAGCTCCTCAAGCCGCTCTTCCGGGGTCTGTACCGGCTCTACGTCAAGCACAAGCCGATGGCACAGACGGTCCGGCTGCGCGGTAAGTGGGTCAAGGTCGACCCACGCGAGTGGGATGCGGACATGGATGTCGTGGTCAACGTCACGCTGGGCTCCGGCCTCGCGGAGGAGAAGGTCCAGACCCTGTTCGACATCAAGACCGTGCAGGAGCAGATCCTCGAGAAGCTGGGGCCGAACAACCCCATCGTGAACCTCAAGCAGTACCGCGACACCCTGGCGCAGATGGCTTCGCTCCGGGGCTTCAAGGACGCCTCGAGGTACTTCCTCGAGATCACCGACGACCAGATCAAGCAGATGGCCGAGGCCGCGAAGAACGCGCCCCCGCCGCCCTCGCCGGAGATGGAGCTGGCGAAGGCCCAGATCGAGATCGAGAAGATGAAGATGCAGGCGAAGGTCCAGGGCGATCAGGCCAAGGCCCAGATCACCGCCCAGCTCGAGCAGCAGAAGGCGATGATCGAGATGCAGCTCAAGCAGAAGGAGTCCGAGATCAAGCTGGAGTTCGAGCGGCAGAAGATGCAGCTCGAGTTCCAGAAGGCCCAGCTCGAGGACGACCGCGAGCGCGATGCCAAGGCTGCGGACATCCAGCTCGCCATCAAGGAGATGGAGCTGAAGTACGCCGTCGACCTCTCGGAGCTGGAGATCACCGCCCAGATCGAGCGGGAGCGGATCCAGAGCCAGGAGATGGGTCAGGCCGCGCAGCTCGAGAGCAAGGAGCGCCTGGAGGGCCAGAAGCTGGCGACCACCGAGCGTGTAAACGACAAGAAGATCGCCTCCGGCGAGAAGGTGGCGAAGGCCAAGGTGAAGTCGACGGTCGGCGCAGCGGGCAAGAAGAAGCCCGAGCCGGAAGCACCCGCCAAGCGGCGGAAGCGGACCATCAAGGTCAATCGGGACGGCTCAGGCCGTGCCGCAAGCTATGACGTGGAAGACTCAGAGGAGTAGGTAAATGGCGCAGTTCGCACGCCCCATCGCGGATCTGGTGAACCAGAGCTGGACCGAGGACGACGGCACCACCACCGACCTGTTCGACCAGATCGACGAGTCGAGCTTCGACGACGCCGACTACGTCCAGAGCGCGCTCGCGCCTACCAGCGACGTGTACGCGGTCGATCTCGGGACGCTGGAAGATCCGGTCAGCTCGACCGGGCACGTCATCCGCTACCGGTACAAGAAGAGCGCCGCCAGCGGGGCCCAGGTCGATCTCACGGTCCAGCTCCGGCAGGGGTACGTCAACGAGTCTTCGTTGGGGACGTTGATCGAGGAGTGGGTCCACACGGACATCTCCGACACGATCACTGCCGCCGCGCAGACCCTCGGCGCGACCGAAGCCGACTCGATCACGAACTATGCTGATCTCCAGCTCCGGTTTGTAGCGAATCAGGTCTAAGGCCCTGTGGCTTCGCAGGGACCGCTGTATCCGGCGACAATCAGCAACGTCTCCAGCGGTTCGGAGGTAAACGAGGCGTGGGTCAATCCGACCAACATTGGGGCGGATGACGGGTCGAATGCGTCCGTCACCGCCGCGACGTTCGACACCACCGACATCACACATCGGCTGTGGGGCCGGGCCTTCGGGTTCAGCGTCCCCACGGACGCCACCATCGACGGCATCACCGTCGAGGTCGAGCGGCATTGCGCCGCCGGGAGTGCGGTGGACTTCAGGGTCCAGCTCACGAACGCAGTGGGTTCTGGGCTAGGCACCAGCAAAGCAGATACGGTGACCGCTTGGCCGGGTTCGGCCACGGTGAAGACCTACGGTGGGGCGACGGACCTGTGGGGCGCAACCCCGACGCCTGCGGACATCAACAGTGGTGGCTTCGGCCTGATGATGTCGGCCCAGGCGACGGGGAACAACACCGACGTCCACATTGATTTCGTCCGCATCACGGTCCACTACACCGAGGCCGCAGGCACGGACCGCAAGGCTCAGGTCACATGGGCCGAGATGGAAGTCCCGACCGCGCCACGCAAGGCCCAGGTCACATGGGCCGAGATGGAGGTGCCGAATGCACCCCGTCGCGCCCAGGTCTCGTGGGCCGAGATGGAAGTCCCGACCGCGCCCCGCCGCGCCGTCATCTCGTGGGCCGAGATGGAGGTGCCGGATGCACCGCCGGGCCCGCGCCGCGCGCAGGTCACCTGGGCCGAGATGGAGGTGCCGAGCGCACCCCGCCGGGCCCTCATCTCCTGGGCAGAGATGGAAGTCCCGGCTACTCCGCGACGGGCCCAAGTCACCTGGGCCGAGCTGGAGGTGCCGACCGCGCCACGCCGGGCACAGGTCTCGTGGGCCGAGATGGAAGCCCCGACCGCCCCTCGTCGCGCCATCGTGTCGTGGGCCGAGATGGAAGTCCCGAACGAACCCGGCGCGTCGGATCGTCGCGCCATCATCACCTGGGCTGAGATGGAGGTGCCCGGCGGGAACATCTACTACGTCAAGAACGGCGGCAGTGACGCCGCTGACGGTCTGTCGGACGACACCGCGTGGGCGACGATCAGTAAGGTCAACGCGACAGCGACCACGGGCGATACCGTTCGCTTCAAGCGGGGAGGGGTCTATCGCACCACGACGATAACCCCTGCTGCCAGCGGCATCACTTACGAGGACTACGGGTCCGGGGCCAAGCCGCGAATCGTCGCGTCCGAGCTGGCCTCCGGGTGGACACTCTCGAGCGGGAACCAGTGGTATTTCTCACTGGCGACAGACCCGAACGTTATCTGGATCGACGGCGTGCGGGGCACCGAGGCGGCTTCGCTCGTGGCGATGGACGCAGCCGGGGAGTGGTTCTTCGACTCCGGGGCGAGCCGCCTGTATGTCTATTCGACCACCGACCCCGACAGCGCCTTTACGTCGCCGGGTGTCGAGTATGCCGTGCGTGATTCGGCCATCACCACGAACAGTAAGGCGAACACGCAGTGCCGCCGCCTGGAGTTCGGGCAGGGCCGAGGGGGCGTCTCGCAGAGCGGTACGGTCTACAACACGTTCAATTCGACCGGCTCCGAGTTCCTCGACTGCGATGTCAAGGGAGCCTACGCCCACGGAGTCATCACCAACGGGGCCACATCCACGGGCTTCCGGTGGGAGGGGACGACGCGCGCCGACAGCATCATCGAGGACTGCGGCGACTGCGGCATCACCAACAACCACAACAACACCACCATCGCCCGGATCGGCACTTGTACGCTGCGCCGGAACGGGTGGCGGGTCAGCTCTGGTTCGGGCATCATTGCCCGGCTGATCGCGGGTCAGATCGATGACATCGAGTCCTATGAGAACGGCACCGGGTCGAGCGGCACCGGCACCCGGCACGGCATCTACATCGCCAACGGTAACTCCCCGGCCTCGCCCGCCGACGTGCTGGTGTTCAACATCTGGAGCCACGGCCAGCCGAACGGCAGCGGCTTCACGGTCAAGTCGAGCTGCACCATCTCGGACGTGCTCTCGGAGGGCAACAGCCACGACGGGTTCACGACCGGCGAGAACAACACGGCCTGCGAGATCATCGTGGACGAGGCGCGCTTCATCAACAACGCGACCTACGGCATCAGGCAGAACATCGTCCCGAGCGCGGCGCTGACCCTGCGGTTCTACCACACCACAGCCGCCGGGAACGGGAATCGGCAGATCCAGATCGACGACGATCTGACCGAGATCGATGTCCGTAACTGCATTTTCGATCCGCCCAGCACGGACACGGCCACGATCCCGGTGGATCTGGCGACTCAGACCGGGACCGTGGTCTGGGACTACAACCTCACGCACCGCCCGTCTGGATCGAGCAGCAGTGGATACCGATATGGTGGGGTGAGCAAGGACTTCACGGCGTGGCAGGCCCTCGGGTTCGACGCCCACGGTCTCTTCGGCGTCGGGGCGACGAACGACCCTGCTTTCACGGATCTCGCCGGTGGGGATGTCACGCTCCAGACGACGTCTCCCGCCATCGACGTAGGTGTGGCGATCTCCGGCATCAACGACGGGTACGAGGGCTCCGCGCCCGACCTGGGGGCGTTCGAGACCAGCGCGACCACCAGCCGCCGCGCAATTGTGGCCTGGGCCGAGCTGGAGGTGCCCAACGCCCCCCGCCGCGCGATTGTGGCCTGGGCCGAGCTGGAGGTGCCCAACGCGCCACGGCGGGCCGTCGTGGCCTGGGCCGAGCTGGAAGTGCCTACGGCCCCCCGGCGAGCCATCGTGGCCTGGGCCGAGCTGGAAGTGCCCGACGCCCCGGTCGACGACAACCGGCGGGCGATCATCACCTGGGCCGAGCTGGAGGTGCCCCGGCGGCGCGGGCGGGGCGGGTTCAAGCGGATCCTGTACGACCCCGCCGGGGCCCAGGAGGAGATCGACGAGGTCGTCAAGTGGTCGCCAGACGACGCAGTGCTGGAAGCCAGCCCGTTGCCGGAACCAGGGCCGTTGCCCGAGCCGCGCAACACCGAGTCGACCACGCCGGTCCGGCTCCCCAAGAAGCGGCAGATCGAAGCCACCATCGAGATCGTCGACGATGAAGACGAGATCGATTTCATCCTGAACATCGTGCTGGACCTCGACTAGGAGCGCGAGTGAACGAAGCCGACAAGGAGCTACAGGAGACCCTCGAGAACGAGCAGTACCACGGCGAGCAGATCGAGGCGTTCCTCAACAACGAGACAGTGATGGGCTGCTTCCAGGCCCTCGAGCTGTCCTACTACACCGCATGGAAGAAGTCATGCGACCCCGCCGAGCGTGACACGTTGCACGCCAAGGCGAGCGTAATCGACGAGCTGAAGGAGACCCTCCGGCGAGTCGCGGCGTCTGGCGAACGCGCCACCCATGACCTCAAGGCCATGAAGCGCGCCACCGACCAGATTTGACAGCACCACTAAAAGGAGCTATACTGGTGACCGTAGTCCCTGGCAGCAACGGCGAGAACACCTCGCTGACTGTCGATTCCGCAGCAGAGTCAGTCTTCGGCAACTTGCTCTCGGATGATCCCGAGTACAGCGAGGAGCGCGAGACCCCCACCCAGGCCGAGGGCGATGAGCCCGAGGCACCCCAGGCCGACCCCGAGGGCGATCCCGAGCAGCCCGAGGAACCACAGGCCGAGCAGACCGACGAACCGGTAGCCGAAGAGCCGCAACCCGAGGAACCCGCCGAGACGCCCGCTTACGACCCGACCGCGAAGTTCAAGGTCAAGGTCGACGGGAAGGAGGAGGAGGTCACCCTCGAGGAGCTGGCGAAGGGTTACAGTCGCACGGCTGACTACACGCGCAAGACCCAGGAGGTCGCCCAGCACCGCAAGGCGCTGGAGGCCGAGACTGTGGCGGCGCGGCAGGAACGCGCGCAGTTGGCGCAGAACCTGAAGCTGATCGAGCAGGCCGTCGCGGAGATCACGCCCCAGGAGCCGAATTGGGAGAAGCTGCGGACCGAGCATCCCAACGAGTTCCCGAAGGTGTGGGCCGAGTGGCAGCAGGGCGAGAAGGACCGGGCAGAACTGTCTCGGCAGCGCGCCGAGGCCGAACGTAAGGTCGCAGAGGACCAGTTCGCCGCCCGCCAGGAGCGGATCAAGGTCGAGCAGGAAAAGCTGGTGACCGCGATCCCGGCGTGGAAGGACGAGAAGGTCATGGCGTCCGACAAGAAGATGATTCAGGAGTACGCTGAGTCCCTGGGCTACACGCTCGAGGATCTCAAGGGTATCGACGATCATCGCCCGCTGGTCCTGATGCGTGAGGCCGCGTTGTACCGGCGGTCCCAGGCGAAGAAGCCCACGCTCATCAAGCAGATCGAATCGGTTCGTACCACGAAGCCGGGCAACGCGACGATGACTCGCACCCCGCCCACGGCTTTGCAGCGTTCCCTGGACAGGCTCGCGAAGACCGGATCGCGCGAAGACGCGCAGTCCGTATTCCTCAACGCACTCGAGGACTAGAGGCCCTCGAGTTCCGAAAGAACTGAACAATGGCTGCTGTCAGCGGCACTTACACCACGGCGACCGCGAAGGGGATCCGTGAGGATCTGACCGACGCGATCTACAACATCTCGCCGGAGAAGACCCCGTTCATCAGCATGATCGGGCGCAGCAAGGCGAAGAACACCCTGCACGAGTGGCAGACCGACGAGCTGGAGGCTGTGGACGGTTCCAACTTCCGCGCCGAAGGCAATGAGGCGACGTTCGCCGCTCCGACCCCGACCGTTCGCGTCGGGAACTATGTCCAGATCTCGGACAAGACCGCCATCGTGGCGGGCACGCTCGAGGCCGTCGACAAGGCTGGCCGGAAGAGCGAAATGGCCTACCAGCTCTCCAAGCGGTCGGTGGAGATCAAGCGGGACATGGAGACCATCGCCCTGAGCAATCAGGCCGCGAGCGGCTCCGACCCCCGCAAGACCGCCGGTCTCCCGGCGTGGCTGAAGACCAACATCAGCAAGGGCGCGGGCGGGGTGGATCCCGTTTACACGTCCCTCCCGAACGACGACCGCACGGACGGCACCCAGCGGGCGCTGACCGAGCAGATGATCAAGGACGTCGCGCAGCTCTGCTGGACCGAGGGCGCGGAGCCGAGCATCATCATGGTCGGTGGCTTCAACAAGACCGTGATCTCTGGCTTCGCCGGGAACGCGGACAAGACCCTGAACCTCGCCGGTGCCAAGCCGGGCGTGATCGTTCAGGCGATGGACGTGCTGGTGACCGATTTCGGCAATCTGAAGGTGGTTGCCAATAGGTTCCAGCGGACGCGGGATCTGTTCATCCTCGATCCCAGCTTCCTCAGCATCATGTTCCTGCGTGGGTTCAAGACCCACAAGCTGGCGAAGACCGGTGACGCTGAGAAGCGCCTCCTGAACGCCGAGTGGGGCACGAAGCTGAACAACGAAGCCTCGCAGGGCGCGGTGTACGATCTGACCACGAGCTGATCCGTGATCTAGTGGGCGGGGCTCCTCCGGGGGCCCCGTCCTTCGTCGTCCACCGGGCAGTACCCGAGACCCATAGCATGAAGCGGTTCCTCCCCCTCATTCCCGTCCTTCTCCTGGCCCTCTACGGGCTGCAGCAGTTTCACGCCCGGTCGCTGGCCGGAGCGCGGAAGGTCGCCATCGAGGCCGTGATCGCCGCCCAGGATGCGTTCGACTACGCCGACAGCGTGGAGGCCGTCGCCCTGGCGCACATCGCGCGGGTCGACACCGTCGTGATCCGGCGCGCCGCCGCGCAGCCCCAGCGCGACAGCGTGGTCGCCGCCGCCCCCGACACCTGTGGCCCGGCCATCGCCGCGCTCCAGGCCGAGGTCGCAGACGCCGACAGCATCGCCGCCGGGTGGCAGTCGGCATACGAGGAGGAGAAGAAGGCCGCAGCGGCGCTCGACGCCGCCGGTCACACCGTCGTGGACGCCGCCGACGATCTCGTCGACGCCTCCGGCGGGTTCTGGCAGGACATCATCCCCACCGTAGGATTTGGAGTGGCGGCGGTCTATGACCCGATGCTGGGTCGCCTCGCCGCTGGACCGGGCATCACCCTCTCATGGGAGTTCTGAGTGAGTTTCTTCAGCAGACTGCTGGACTACGACCCCGACACGAAGACGAAGACCATCTTCCACAGCGACGGCGAGGGCGGCTACACCATCGAGACCCTGCAGGACGTGACCGAGCTGGTTGAGTACAACAAGGCCCGGTACAACAACGTCGACCAGCGGGCCCGGTGGGGCGAGAAGGCCTGGGTCGCGGCCTCCCTGCCGCCCCACGTCTACATGGACCTGAAGATGAAGGGCATCGCGGACGACGAGAAGAAGTTCAAGGCGTGGCTGAACGACCCCGAGAACCTCTACTATCGGACCCGGCCCGGTCGGGTGTAGATTTACCCCCGCGCCGCCCAGGCGCAGTAGGACCGGGCCCCCGCCCGTGGCTGGTACTGGCAGGCCGCAGGACTCCTGAATGGCGATCACCAACTACACCGAGCTGCAGACCGCAGTCGGGAACTGGCTGGGCCGGACCGACCTGACGTCGCGCCTCCCAGAGTTC